TTGGTAAGTGTTGTCGCTTTTTGACCTTTCGGTGCCAAAAGCAGCACCATTTTTATATATTCTACCATATGCTGTAGTAGCGGCATTAATACCTCGGATCGCAAAAGAAGTTCTAAATGTTCCTGTTTGGAGAACAGTAAACATTTTTTTAAGTACGTATGTTACACTTGAAGTTGTAGCGACAACATCGTGTCTCCCTATAATAACCGTTCCTGCCGTTGGGGCAACTAACTGGGCAACGGAAACACTATTATTCGTTGGTGATCTTGCATCACTCAACCTTGCATCATTACCAGCACATGCTTTGACTGCAGTCGTTCCAAGTGTTCTAAGCCCTGCTGTGCCAGCTGCGGTGTCTTTCAAGGCTGCCCCGAAGTCCGCTGAAATATTATTTGTAACTATTGGTTTATTATTCGCAAAATCCCAGACGCTCAGCCATGCTGAATTGGCTTCATTTCGCAGTTTTAGGATATTTGCAGTCGTATCAAACCACCACATTCCAGCTACCGTATTTGCCGGAGTTGTAGCCCCTGAAAAAGCAGATTTCAACGCCGCAAAGTTTTCTTCAACTTGCCCCATTTGTGTCTGAACTACTCCTGTTGTTGTAAAACAATTATCCGTATAGGTCTGTGACATTATGCCTCCAATTCTTTCAATGCCTGTTCTATCTCTGACATTTTAGTTTTTTTGTGTTCGTAATCTGCTTCGATTTTTAAGCCCTTTTCTTTGAGTATTTCTTTAAACTCTTTTTTATTTTTGTACTCAAGACTTTTTGTTGCGATTACATTCCCTGTATCGTCAAGTAACTGAATGTATGCAATATCCTTCCCATCATGCTTAGTAATATTGTCAAGTTTGTATTTCATTTTAGCTCCAATACGCCGCTACCATTGAAAGTTCTTTAACGTACAAATTCGCATCTGCCTGTGGATCGGTTATTTCTATTTCTACCTGAACATATCTTGCAGTAAATTCAGGTGCAAGTATCTGAAAAAAGTCTGCTTCATCTGGATATGTCCCTGACACCGTCCCCCATTTAATTTTTGCTGAAAGAATCGCCGCGACATCCGGGGATGTCAATTCATACCATCTTGTATTCGCATCTGTTTTATCTGCCCAAGTAGTAGAATCTGCAATCGGGAAAATCCCTTCCCAAGATACAGCGGAACTCACAAAAATGGTCAAAAAATCTCCCCAGACTCTTACTGTTTTTTCAGAGCCTAAATCATATTCAGGCGACGTCCAAGTGCCTACCAATAGCCCCGCTGTATGGCTGCATTTTACAGTATCATCACCGCTGTATAATTCATATTCAGTATTATCGTGTGTGCCGATTCCGTTATAATCCCAGGACCATGTATTTTTATCTACATAATTAGCAGGATAGAAAACGGTTGTTGTCGATGAAACTGGTGTCTCTGCGTAATTCCCTGAGTTGTCTTTAGGTGCGCACCAAAAAGTAAACGTGCCTGGTTTAATTCCTGAAAGTCTAAAGTTCGGAGTCTCGTTAAAGGCTACAAACACACCGCCTGACCATGCTTCTCCTAATCTTATTTCATATCCTGCAACATCCGGATCGCTTATTTGGTCGCCGTAAATATTTACAGTATCTCCAGAAGCAACTGCTGTGATTGCTGTCATGTCGTCTGGGAGTTCTGTTTTACCTATTATATTTTTTGACACAACATAGGCGGATTCTATATTTTCTTTAACTCCAAATATATTTACAGACCTTAATTTTATGTAATATGTAACTCCCTCTTCAACCGGATCAACCTGATAATCAGTAGTGGCTTTGGTCATAAATTTCCATCCGCCTGTTCCAATCTGCATCCAAACTTCAGCGTAATCCCAGAATGGATAACTCTCAACTGACGGTGGGTCAAAATCAATCAACCATCTCGTGAAACTTCTTCCTCTGTAGTAATAAACCTCTTCTTCGTGAGAAACATTAATAACGGGCTGGACAGTTGCTGACGGGCTTAATAAATCAGTTATAAATAATTCCTGCGTATCAATATCATAAGAATCATTATAGAGTGAATCGTCTTCTTGGATTAAAGTTAAAGCTACATTACCATCCATTTGCAATTGCGAATTTTCAACTCTATACATTGGCTTTGTTGAACTCGTCCAGCCAGGCATCCTGTGAGTGATCTGCACAAGATCCATCGTCTCAAGGCTCATTCCCTTGTTGCCCATCATAAAAGATAATACATTTCCCCATCTGGCTCGCTCTAAGTAATAATATGACATTGGTATTACTGTTGCTAAAGAAGACAATCCAAGCAATTCAATCGACTGCTCTCTATAATCACCTTCTGTGTCATAGGCTGTATCGTCTTGATATACTTTCTCGTCTTGTGCGTAGTTCAAATCAGCATTATAATAAGTTGCCCTAACAGCATTCGGCCGACTAAATAAACTCGATGCCGGGCCAACTTGTATTGTACTTTCTTTTCCTGTCTGGATTATATCATCTTCTGTAATTTGCATACAAACAGATTCTTCACGAGTATCCCTAAATTTTAATTTGAATTTATTGTCGGAATAGATTAATTCACTTCTACCATTTGCAAGAAGTAAAGCAAGATTATCTTCTGCCGCCTGATCTTTGTCTAATCGCATATTGCAAGTCCAGCCGTAGGTATCATAATAAGTAGCGGCTGTCCGAAAAGAAGCTAAATCAATTCTGGTTGGGTCAAGACCTTTCCCGCCTCTTGTAGATGGTCGAGTTAGAAAATCATACACGCAGTATGCAAGATTATTTGTGTATAATGTTCCCATTGAGGCGTAGACAGATTCGGTAGTAAAATCTTTGTTTAAATTTCCTTCAAGAATTACTGTTACGTCTGGAATTGATGTAAATTTATCTCTATCATATTCCAATTTACAATAAAGGTATGTATTGTATCTCCGAGGATCTGTAAATGCTGGATAAGCAGTATGAAGAGTTGAACAAACATTTTGCGTTGAACTTCCACTGAAAAACTCATAAGAGAAATAATCAGCATAATCAGATTCAGTGTATAATTCACCATTAAGAAAAATCTGGTCAACTCCGCCTGATTGGTGAATCTTGCTTACTTCGCCTTCAGCCAGAGATAAAATAAGATGTAGATATTTATTGTCGGTTCCTGTAGTAGTTGCGAAAGCAAGGTTCCCGCCAACTCTTGTCAATCCATAAACAATAGGTCTGATAGCGTCGGTGGTTTTTGAGTTAACCAAAGTACCTTCATTTTTAGGTTTTTTAGCTGCAAATTCTGGAGGATGCCCAATAGCAATAGCAGTCATTACTCCTTTTACTGCAGCAGACGCAACTGCGGCAAATAGTGCAAGTCCTATTGTTGCTGGATCACCCATCGAGTCTCCTTGCCATAATCGGGAATATCGTTTTTCCTATCATTAAATTCCTAACTCCATGTTTTTTATTAACGCACATTATGCGATTGTCTCCAAGATATATTGCTGGCCATTTAATTCCTTTGTAATTCGCCACAATCAGATCACCTCTTTTCAAATAATTTGGATCAACTTTTTTACCGATAGTTCTAAATAAGTCGATCATATCTTTTATCGCTAATTCAGGATCAGTTTCCCAATATTCTAGATAAGAAACAAGGTCATACCCTTTGTATGCAGACGGAACTTTCAGGTTCAAATCTGTATAAATCCGGTGTATTAATTGAAGGCAATTACACTCCTCAAAGCTCTGCCCTATATATTTTCGAGTTACCTGTCCGAATCCCTTCATGTTGTTTTGCCCCAGTAGATTTCCCGTTCCATCAAATCTGGTAACCATCTTTCCCCGCCAAAATTATCTGTATTACTCAACGCACCACATCTTGCATAACTTCTGTCGCACCATGTCTCTGCTCCTGCGTAAGTACATTCAGTGCCTTTAAACGCCCACCTACAGGATGCTTGATGTTTTCTTAAAGTTCTTTTGTTCCAGAAAACAAATTCGTTCATTAATACTATTTCTGCCTTTGGTTCAGTTAACTTCCAGGTTGAAACTAACCCCCTAAATATTTCAATCGGCTGATCAATCATGGTATTATTTGAGTCCAAAAATCCTATCTGTAAAATGCCCCATTTGTTTATAACGTCTTCATTTAAGAAAATCGCTGACATCTGTAAATCAACATTTGCAATATCGACAATTACTTTATCAACTGAAGTTTTTGCCCCGAAATTTATTGTCTGAATCTCAAATGGCATTGTTTCAAATTTATTACTTTCATACCCTTGTTCGGTTATTAAATAAGCATCTCCCTCTGTCACTAAAAAGTTGCTTCCTTCTGTTGCCGAATTGTAGAAATTAGAGACTCCGTATAAATCAACATCCGCGTCTGTGTACCTGATTATAGTATCAAATTGAAACTCAAGAAACCAGAACATCTTCCCGGTTTCAGCGGCCATTGCAGCTTCAACAAATGATGATAAATCTCTCATATAGGTGCAAGCCCCTTCAATTTAATTCCGTAAGAATAAAGCTTAGAAATAAACAACTGTCTTGGAAGTTTATCCTCTTTAAACCTTACTCTTATTCTCAAATATCCTGTAAAATCTGCAGTAATTATTATTCCTGAGGCCGGAGCCGCAACATCAAATTGAACCCTATCGCTGTTTGAAACCCCGCCACCTACTAATATTGTTGTGTTTGTTGTGTCGTCAACTCCGTCAACATATATGGTTTGAGAAGATGTGCTTCTGCCAGGTATATCAAAGGTATCTGTTGTTCCGTCTCCTGTTCCGCAATACAAGCCGTTATGATTAAAAGCCTGCCCAAAAAGTAACGATAAATCATAAATATAAAAAGCCTCGTCTGCCCCGTGCCTTGCTTCGTAAAATTCCCACAAATTTTTTCCTTCTGCTAATGATAAATTTTTATATTGTATGGTTACATTATATTTAGGATAAAGCAATTTGCTTCTTCTCTGTTCGCCTCCTCCATCATAATTAGATATTAAAGTATTATATTCCGGCTCGATTATAAATGAATGTCCGGTTGATGGAGAAGGGCTTGTCTCAGGATATGTTGCCATTATAAAGTACTCCTCATTGTATCTCTAAGTCCCGTTCTATCTTTTAAGGCGTCGTCAATAACAGTTACGATTGATTGTGGATTTCTCTTGACAACTTCTGCAAAAGATTTTGAATCAATGGCATTAATAATAATTGTTGTTCCCCCTCCACCGCCTTCAGTTTTTACTCCAAGATCACCATCTGAAGTTCTGGTCAATGGCATTATCGCTTCTGCCCCTGCTTCTCCCATTAGTCCAGCACCTTGTGCAAAATTAAAACGAGTAGGTCTGTTTACAATCCCGTTTGAGAATCCAGAAATGCCACCAGGGAAAACACCGCCATTAGCCATAACTGGAAGCATGTTTCCAGCCTCCATGCTCGAAGTAACCCCGCCACCACTAAACAATGAAGATGCCCCTGTTATTAATCCGCTTAACAGTCCACCCTTTGATCCACCACTGAACAAAGGCTCAATAAGTGATTTTTGGATTAACATTTGAGTTATCATCTTGCCAAATGATTTTAAAATATCACCAAAGGTTGTTTCTGCCCCCCATAACATTTCATTAAGAGTTCCGCTAAATTCACGACCCCAGCCTGCAAAAGCGTCTGTCATATCATTGGCTGTATCTTCTGAACTATCAATAAGTTTTTCATCAAGTTTAACCTGTGCGTCAAGTTTTGACTGGTGGTCTGCCATCATTGTGTCAAGACTCGCCAACAACCATTCATCTTCCTGAGTCATATAATCAGCGATATAATCAGCATGCGCATCAAGGCTCTTTTGATGATATTCCATTTCTGTATCTAATGATTTTAACAGCCATGTATCTTTTTGTTCCGCCTCCTTTGCTAAATCTGTGGCCAATTTTTCAGCATCTTTAGGTGGAAGTCCGGCAGCAAATTTATCATGCTCAATCATCTCTTTTGCTCTTGCTTCCATTGCTTTAAGTTCAGTGAGAAATGCTTTTCTGTTTGTAATTAATTCCCTTAATTTCTTTGCCTCCCTGTCAACCTGCCAAGTAAATTTCCCCGTTGCAATTACCCGCTCAAGAAAATTCAAACGCAGTTTTTCTGCCCCCATGTCTTCATCAAAAGTTTTTACAATGTTAGAAGCATTTTGCCAGGCGTCCCCATACTCAACAACACCAGCAGCCGCAAGGCCCATTGCCTTTGCTATATCACTCCAACTCCCTGCAAGCTGTACGCCAAGGCCAATAACCTTGCCCATATTTACTGCAAGCTCAAACATATTTTTTGATAAAGATGCAATTTGTTCTATCACCTGTGGGTTTTGCCTTATCCATTTTGTAGTTGCCTGTATGGTTTCTCTTATATAATCTTTATATTTATCAAACGTTCTTAAAAGTTGCCCCTCAATGGTTGAATTTAAAATCTTGATATCATTGTCAAGTTGATCTCTCATTATTGCAGCAAGCTTTTGTGTAATTCCAGCACTTTCTTGCATTTTCTTATGTAATTTTTCATATAGAGGAATTTGACTTGCTAAAACATCAGCAGTTTTGACCTGTCTCGCTCCGAAAACCTTACCGATTTTTGCTGCGTCCCATTGCTCCTTTTTCATTAATTTCAATAAATCAATAAATGTTAAACCTTCTATTCCAGCCGTCTTAATATACTGTGCAGATTTTAACATAATCATGTTTAGGCCAGCACCAGCCATTGACGCCTTTATGCCACCGCCAGCCAACGCACCCAACATAGCAGCTGTTTGCTCGACATTGTAACCCATTAGCTTCGCCATAGGAGCGGCATATCTCATTGACTCGCCAAGCATTTCAACCGTGGTATTTGATCCTGTACTCGCCACAATAAAGGCATCATTAACTTTAGATAAATTTTCAACCTTCATTCCGAAAGCTGTCATTGTGTCGGTGGTTATATCAGTAGCTAAACTCAAATTAACCTGTGCAGCCGTTGCTAAATCTAAAGTTCCAGGTAATGCCACAATACTTTGCTCGGCACTGAAACCAGCAGCCGCCAGGAATTTTAAGGCTCCGGCGGCTTGTGTGGCTGTATGCTCTGTGGTTGCTCCCATTTCACGGGCTATATCTGTTAAATTTTTTAAATCTTTACCTGTTGCCCCTGACCATGCCTGAACGGTTTTCATTGTTGACTCAAATTCACGGCCAAGAGAAATGACCCTTTTTGTCAACATTACCATTCCAACACCAAGCGCTGCAGAAGCAAGAGCTACTTTTGCAAAAGAAACTCTGCCAATTTCACGGTTCATTAATACAGCCGCTTTCTTGGTCATAGTTTTGGCTTTTGCAAGGTCACGTTTTAACTGCGTTGTTTTTGCACTGACTGATAAATATATCCCACCAATTTTCATTTAGTGCCTTTCGCTCTCATTACTTCGCTCCGTGCATATTGTACCATATCAAGACAATACAACTTCTCTTTTATTCCTAACAAATCCATAATTTTAAAAGGATCTATGTTTTCAGTCATTCTCCAATAAACCTCGTATATCAAAACATTTTCATCTTGTAATTCCGGTAAACACTTTGAGCAATCAGGTTTTTCATTGTACATTCTATATGTTGCCCTGCATCTTTTACAGTCTATTTCGCTGGTCCGGATGCAGAACTCTGTGAGTTTTTTCTTTGATCTTCCTTTTCCTGAGATATTTCGTCTGAAAGTTTTCCACGAAGTTCCGAGATTAAATCCCCGAATCCCTCAATTTTATCGTAAGCCGACATTTTATTGTCTTCGTTGCATTCTATCGGTTTATCATTTTCATCGAAAAAGTTCTTCCAGCCCACGATTGCAGCGATGTTATTCAATTTAACGATTAGATGTGGATTCGTTTTCTGGACTACCGTAGGCGTGTAATCCTTACCTTTTTTCTTGTATTTAATTTCCTGCTTAAATGCTTCGTCAAATACGTTTGCTTCTTCGCCGGGTGTCAGGTGTTTAATTTTTAATTCTGCCTTGTCTGAGTCTTCCGGTACTTCAAACCATCTTTCTACTGTTTTTGATATTCTCATAATAGCTCCTTTAGCTCCTTTAAGTTGATGGGCGGAAGTGGCGGAGCAAACCACTCTGAGATTGAACTCTACCGCCCATAAATTAATTAAGTCTCATTGCCCCTTCAATTTTTCCCTCAAAATCAATCGTACCCAAACCAGCTTTATCAACTGAAATGTTTGGCTCTGACAAAATCTTGATGTGTGAAATCATTGTCTCCGCTGGAAGTCCACCACCTGCGCCAGTAGTTGAATTTGAAGCATAATAACTGGTATCATCAACCCAAAATTTAAGAGTCGTAAGGTCTGATTTAAGCCAGTAGGCGTCCCTTACTTTATCCTGACCTGTGGTGTCGTCTTTCTTATAACTGCCTGAAAAAGTAACTGTACCACCTGTTCTGATACCCCTCAAAATCATTGTATCATCGTCACCAAAATCTGTGTCATCAAGCTCTGCATACGAACCACCCGAAAACGCCCACGTCCCACATCCAACAATAGATGCATCTGAGCCTATTGTTACTTTACAATCCTTGCCTATTTTACTTTCTAATGCCATTTTACTACCTCCTGATTCGTAGGTGCTCCACTCCTAACAAACCGATTAAATGTTATTTCATTATTTTCTGAAAAAGTTTATACGTCCCCCAATCAATCGCCATTAATGAAAGATGTTTTATGTCTATTGAACAATCAACTACTATAGGTATTTTTCTTTCTCTTAATTTCTCACAAAAAACCACGTCTTCGCCTATCGGTTGCCCTTCGTCCCCGACTTTGAATTGAAACCATTTATCAGGAATGAGGTCTATAAAAATTTGCGTATCATAAAGAATACAACCTGTGCCTGTGTATGTGACAGGTACTTCGTCTTTAAATGTTCCGTCTTCGTTTCTCATTTCTTTATCTGGTACTTGGTAAAGTTTCCCAACATCGCCCCTGAGAAGAAGTGGATCAAAAGGCGGATAACGTCTGTGAACTCTTGCCCCGACAACTGGTTTTTTATGTGCCAGCATTTTCTCAAGCATGTCTTCAGTCATGTAAATCTGATCTGAGTCCATCATTATTATGTGCGTACAGCCTGAGAGTAATGCCTGTTGAACAAGGTTATTTCTTGCTGCATCTATCTGGCATGGAAAATCAGGCATCAATACATCAAAATTTATTGACCTTCCGGTTTTGACAAGTGAGCTCATGTATTCTGTTATGACTTTCACAAATGAAAAAAAGAACTGTCTGTAAACTGTTTCGTCTGTTAAGGGTATTCCTATTGCAAGCTTAATTCCGTATTTCTTCTGCATCCGTTTTCGTTTCCGGTTACAATATGTTTTAAAATCATGCTGTGCTATAGGGTCTGCATATACTTTTTTGTAATGCTCATCATTTTCCGCCGTCTTGTTGATAGGATGTATGTGAGTTATTAA